TATTAAAGGTGAATGTTTCTTTGTACGTCCACACACAGAGACAACAGTTTATTTAATTCGTGTGGCTGATTGTGATAGAAAATAAGGGGAAATATATGGCATTGTTTATTGAAGTTAACTCAGTTGAAAAAAGTTGTCCGGTTATCATTAACTTGGACCATGTTGTTGAAGTTGCACCATTGATAACTGGTGGTTGTGAATTGTCAATGTTACATTCCTCAGGTATGAATGCTAAAACTTCATTCCGTGTTACAAATGAATATGATGAGTTCAAACAATTCGTATTGCAAACAGTATCAGCTGATGATATTGCAAAGCGTTTCCCTAAAGCAGAAACACCTGTGCATAAAACCAAAAAGAATGGTGATTTGGAAATTCCTAAATTTGGTGGATAAAAATGAAATTTGAATTGACAGGCCAACACTACAATTACTTGTCATTGACCGACAGACAACCAGGAACAAAAATCAATATGGAATTTCAAGCAGAACATATACACGATGTTCTAGAAGAATTTTCTATGTTTCTGCGTGGTTGTGGTTATGTTATTGATGGTAGATTGGATATTGTACCGCATGATGATTGATAATGTTTATGGTATTTTTGAATGGATAAAAGATGACTGGAAGAGTAACAAGATTCGTTTTATCTTGGAAGTTTTTGCTTGGGCTGCTTCTATTTGTTGTGCTATTATTTTTGCCATCTCTGTACCAAATATTCCTTTTCACATTCTCTATCCAACCTGGATCAGCGGTTGCGCTATATACTGCTGGGCTGCTTATACTCGGAGAAGTTTTGGCATGGTCGCTAATTATATGCTCCTTACCTGCATTGACACTGTGGGTTTTATTCGGTATTTGAACACATGAACATCTTTTATCTATCACATGATCCTGCTGAATGTGCAAAATTTCATGTGGATCGTCATACAATAAAAATGGTTTTAGAATATAGTCAACTTCTTTCCACTGCTCATCGTGTGCTTGATGGTACTCTTACCGTGGGTCTCTCAGCATCTGGACGCAAGAAAACTTCATATGTGCTTATGGATAAGCGTGAGTCTATTCTTTACTCTGCTACTCATATCAATCATCCTTCTGCTATCTGGTGTCGCAAAGGTATAATGCAATACCGTTGGTTGCATAATCTTTTGATTGAACTATGTAAAGAATATACCTATCGTTATGGTAAATATCACAAAGTTGAGCGTGAAGGCTTACTCTGGGAATTAGAACAACCACCAAGAAATATACATACTGATGTATTCTGGTCTGAACCTACACCTGCCATGCCAGATGAAGTAAAGATTGCCGGTGATTCTATTGCATCTTACAAGAATTACTATATAAACAATAAACAGCACCTTGCTTCATGGCAAGGAAAGATTAACTCACGGCCAGTTCCAAACTGGTTTCAACCTGCATAATGTCAAACATACCTTTTGAATCTTTCATACATCAAACATACATTGATGATTTGGATTTATGTGATGATATAATTCAATTTTACCATGATACACCACATAAGTCTGAAGGTACATTTGGACCACTATCTTTGATTGACAAAAGCCGTAAAGATACAGTCGAAACAACTCTGAATTATAGTCCTGAACTATGCTTTAGATATATTGAAGAACTAAAAAAATCTTTGCATCTTTATATTGAAAAATATGAAACCTGCAATTGGTGTGAGAAATTTGGTATTGTTGAAAACATAAACATACAACACTATAAACCAGGAAGTTCGTATAGTGCTTGGCACGCAGAAAGGTCCGAACCAAATAACGATAGGCATTTGGTTTTTATGACATACTTGAATGATGTTACAGACCAAGGCGGCACCGAATTTTACAATCAGAAATTAATTACTGAACCTAGAAAAGGACTCACATTGATATGGCCAGTTGATTGGACTCATACTCATAGAGGTATTGCATCACCAACACAAGATAAATATATTGTAACAGGTTGGCTTAATTATGTGGAAAGACAAAAATGATTTATACATTTCTCAATTTAAATACAGAACAAGTTGAAGAACATACGATGCGCCTTGCTGAGTATGATGAGTTCAAAGAAAAGAATCCCCACCTCCAAAGATATTTCGCACCCAATGGCATTCCTGGTCTAGGTGATGGCCAACGCATGAGTGTTCCTGGTATTGGTCAACCTCATGCTGCATTTGAACATGGTGTTATACAAAGAATGAAAGAAAGCATTCCGGGAAATACTATGGGTGGACATAAAACAAAACGACCAAGAGAATGGTGATGTCACAAATTCCCGCTTTATTTCTTCCAAAGAAAGGTGACCATGATAAAAAATCCACCGTAAAACCAATTCCTAAAAAACGGATGTTTGATAAAAAACAAGAGCAAAAGAAAACAACCAAAAAGGAATCAGTTCTTTTGCAGGTATAAACTAACAGGGGTCTTGATGGTAACCAAAAAAATGACAGCTCGCCAAAGAGTTGAAGCAAACGAAAACGAAGAATATCGCCAACCATCAGTTTCTAATTCATTAAAGATAAAACTGGATCATTTAAAAACTTTTGATGCTCTAACGGAAAATCAACAAAAGTTCTTTGACGCATATAAACGTGGTGATTACTTTATTGGTCTATTCGGTTCTCCAGGTGTAGGTAAAACATTCTTAGCAATGTACCGCAGCCTAGAAGAAGTCCTAGATAGGTCCAACCCATTCAAACAAATTGTAGTAGTTCGTTCAGCAGTACAGGTAAGAGACCAAGGTTTCGTTCCTGGTTCGTTGGATGAAAAGATGGAGATATATGAGACACCTTACAAGGAAATCTCTGAAACTCTTTTTGGTAGATCCGATGCATGGGATAGACTAAAGGAACAAAGCTATGCCAGATTTATTTCTACTACTGCCATACGTGGTATTTCTATTGATGATGCTATTATTTTGTTAGATGAGTCACAATCAATGACCTTCCATGAATTAAGTTCTGTAATTTCCCGTGTTGGCCATCGTTCAAAGATTATCTTTATTGGTGACCTGAAACAAAATGACCTGATTAAGTCAAAGCACGATGTATCCGGCCTGAAAGAATTTCTAAATGTGGCAAGACATATGGATGAATTTAGTGAGATTACATTTACACCAGACGATATTGTTCGTTCTTCTTTGGTAAAATCGTTTATTGTAGCCTGTGATAAGTTAGGAATTTGATGGATAAATATAGTGTTACTTATAGGAGAATAATATGTCAACAATAACAAGCGCAAATGGCATAACATTTGGTGATGGTACCACACAAAATACAGCATCAACAAGTACAAGTGTTAACACAATGATCGTTGCAACGACATCAGGTACTTGGACAAAACCCGCAACAGTAAAGTCAATTAAAGTCACTGTTGTTGGTGGTGGTGGAAATGGAGGTAGTGGTCAAGCCCCAGTTGGTTCGATGGGCCCAGCAACTGGCGGTGTTGGTGGTGGTGGCGGTTATTCTCAACGGTATTATCCAGCGGCAAGTTTACCCGGCCCACAACCCTATACAGTTGGCGGCGGTAGCGCAGCTTCTTCTTTTGGAGTTGCGCCTGTAACGGTTATTACAGGTTCAGCGGGCGCTGCGGGCACAAACCAAGTAAGTTCTAGCCCCGGCGGTAAAATAGGTTCGGTGGGCGGTGGTGGTGCTGGGTCAGGTGGTCAAATAAATATATCAGGCAGCAGTGGTATAAATGAGAGTTCCCCAGCTCCTAGTGTGGGTGGGAATTCTGTTTTATCAAATAATGGCAACGCAATGTTATACGGTGGCGGCGGTTTTGGCGGCACAAGTACTAACGTGCCAGTTGTTCCCGGCACTACTGGCGGCCAAGGCGTGGTAATTATTGAGGAGTTTTATTAATGAAAGCGTTAATTTCAACCATTGAACCAAGATATACAGGCTACAGAGTAGCGCAAGTAGTTGATGATGGAGTAATATTTCCTGTCAGCGATGAAATGTTTTGGTTTGATTGCGCCGCTGATGTAGTGGCAGACCAGTTTTGGTATGACCCAGTGGACCAGTCAATTAAGCCTAATCCAATAGACACGACAGGATAAATATAGTGGTCCTTATAGGAGAATAATAAATGGCAAATGTAAAACTTATGGAGAACGGTATTCAATTTGGTGATGGTACTTCACAAAATACAGCTAGTTCCAGCCCACCCACATCTACCACCTCGGTAATTGCATATACATATACATCACCGGCAACCTGGACAAAACCATCATCAATAAGAGGTATACGTGTAACAATATTTGGTGCAGGTGGTAATGGTGGATCTACCAGTCCCGGTGTTGGCGGCGCAAATGCTGGTGGTGGAGGTTCAGGTGGTACAGCTATAGGAACATTTTCTGCACCAGCTATTCCTGGTCCAATAGCGGTAACTGTTGGTGTGGCTGGGTCAGCATCTCCTAGTACATTTGGTCCGTTAATAAGCGCAACGGCAGGGGGTACAGCGGCAAATAAAGCTCACGGCCCCACATATAGCGGGGGAGGAGCGTCAGGAGGGACGGGCACAGGAGGGCAATTAAATTTTAATGGGCTTGCTGGTGCTGCGGGGGGTGAGGTGATAACCCAATCGGCAGGTATAGGTGGTTCTAATGGCTGGTCAACCAATATAATTGGCATGATTGGCGGAAGCCCCATTCCACATGCTAGCCCTGGAAGCGCAGCGGGTGCTGCCCAAGGAGGGATAAATGGTGGCGGTGGTGGTGGTAGTAGTACCAATCCTGCTGGCGGCGTTCCCGGTGGTGCGGGCGGATCTGGGTATATTATCGTAGAGGAGTTTTATTAAAATGAAAAAAGCACTTATTTCACCAATTGAACCAAGAGAAACTGGTTACAGAGTTGCATGGACAAACGATGTTGAAATTGAACATGCGCCGCCACTTTTCTGGGTAGACTGTAGTGATGATATTGTACAAGATCAATTCTGGTACGATACAGTAGACCAGACAATTAAACCAATACCAGTACCAGAACAAACTTAATTATTAAAAGGTTATTATGAATACAGTGGAATTATTTGAAAAGAATAGATATGTGCATTTGCAGGACTTTCTTGCATTAGAATCATGCCATGAATTGACAAATGCATTGGTACTCTTAGTCAAAGAACAACAAACAATAAAAGACCCCCAGTGTCCATTATCAGAAGCCGTGCATGGTTCCATGGCTTTTGATAAATTACTTGTTGATTTGTTACCACACTTTGAAGCAGCATCAGGTAAAAAACTACACCCAACATATTCATATGCTCGGTTGTATGCTCCAGGCGATGAACTAAAACACCACACCGATAGACCATCATGTGAAATATCTGTCACACTTACACTTGGTTTTGAAGGTGAGGTATGGCCAATCTTTATGGGTAATGAAGATAAGACCATAAAGAATAAAATCAAAATGAAAGCTGGTGATGCAGTATTGTACCGTGGATGTGAAGTACATCATTGGCGTAAAAAGTATAAAGAAGGACAATGGCAAGCACAGGTGTTCCTACACTATGTTGATGTTAATGGTCCTCATGCAGAATGGAAGTTTGACAAAAGACCTGGTTTGAATTTACCCGGACCACAGGAGTTGCGTGAATGGGTGTTTAATGATATACTTACACCTGATGCTTGCGATATGTTGATTAAGTTATACACCAAGGATGTGGTACCAAAAGAACAACCAGTGATTGGTTCTGGTACAGGTACAGTTAATAAAGAAATTCGTAATGTTGAACGTGTAATGTTACCAACATACAAAGACATTGGTGGTCGTTTGGCTGCTGCAGGTTTAGCCGCCAATCAATCTTCATGGAAATTTATTATCACTCATGCCAATCAGGCAGAATTTTTAATCTATCCTGCTGGTGGTAGATATGTTGCTCACGTTGATACATTCTTACAACATTCTGACGAGACAAGAAAACTTACCGTGTTGGCATTTTTGAATGATGATTACAAAGGCGGTAAATTCTTTTTGATGAATGGCCATGAGAAATATTATCCACCACAGAAAAAAGGCACTGTTATTGTGTTCCCATCTTTCATTCTACATGGCGTAGAAGATGTAGAAGAAGGTCAAAGATATTCGGTTGTCACTTGGATGGTTGGTCCTTTCTTCAAATAAATAAAATTTTAACAATGAGTATATTATGTTCAATTATTGTCCACCTAAAGTATTACCAGACCTAACTTCACAAACATTTCCTGATGGCAAACGATACTATGTCACACCAGCAGGTAATAAACTCCCATCTGTAACCACAGTCATTGGCCTTCAGAAGAAGGCATCTATTATGGCTTGGCGTAAGCGTGTGGGTGAAGAAGCAGCCAACAAAATCTCCAGGCAGGCCAGTTCCCGTGGTACTAATGTTCATACTTTGTGTGAAAGATACCTAAATAATGATAAGTTAGGTGACATTATGCCAGATGCCAGAGAGATGTTTATCGCTTTGGTGCCATTATTGGACAGAATTGACAACATACATTACCAAGAACAGGCATTATGGTCTGAACAATTAGGTCTTGCTGGTCGTGTTGATTGTATTGGTGAATTTGATGGTGTACTGTCGGTGATTGACTTTAAGACCTCAAAGAGAATCAAGCAACGTGATGACATTTTAGATTATTTTTGGCAAGAAACAGCATATTCGTTGATGTATGAAGAATTAGTTGGTGAACCTATCAATCAGCTGGTGACTATTATGGCGATTGATAATGAACCACCTGGCTTGTTTATTGAAAAAACGGAAAACCATATAGATGGTTTGGTGAAAGCCATTGAATTCTACCGAAAAAACAGTCACTAGAATCTTCAACTCCACTAAATAAAAGTGGAGGTGTATATGAAAAGTTATTCGTTAATTTATTGTGATGGTTGTGAAAAACAATTTGAAAAAGAAACAAGATACGTAAAATCGGCCGAAAAAAAAGGCAGGAGACTTTATTGTTCTTTGTCGTGTCACGCAAAACACACAAGAGAAGAAAAATTAGGTGATTGGGTGCATAGTGAAGAAAACAAAAAAATGGTCAGAAGTTTGGCCGGTAACAAAAAAGATGAATATAGTCCCTTTAGAACACTATTAAAAAGTTGTAGAACTAGAACTAATAAAGGTGGACAACCAAAAGGACATTTTGACTTGGATTTAGCTCACTTAAAAGAACTTTGGGAAAAACAAAATGGTAAATGTGCCATCACAAAGGTTGACTTAAAATTGGAAAGCAGTTATAATAAGAACTATCAAGCATCATTGGATAGAATTGATAGTTCTAAAGGTTATGTGAAAAATAATGTAAGATACATAAGTGTATCTGCAAATTGGTTAAAAAATAATCTGGATGATACTCATGTGAATGAATTCATTCAAATTTGTAGAATGGTAGTAAACTGATTTTTTGAAAAGTTGGCAAGACGCCGGGGCAGTACCGGCCATCTCCACCAAAAGGATTCTTCACCCTGTATAGAGACAGACAAGTGCTATAGACTATACTAAAGAGTTCTTTTGATGGGGATGAACCAGTTTCGATTGACAAACCAGTAAACTAATTGGCTACCCACCAGAGTAGGTGTAAAAACTAAAACAAACGTAAATGCAAACGACAGCTCTTATGAGTACGCATTAGCAGCCTAAACACTGCTTAGGGTTTCGGTTGGTTTCCTCGTAACAGAATAACCAACCACAGATTCATGATTTTCTCTGCTTGACATTTGTATATTTCTCCATATATAATCCAGTTGCAACATTTCGTTGTGACATTTTTAGGAGAACTAATATGAAATGGTCTACACCTGCAGCAAGCGATATGCGTTTTGGTTTTGAAATCACTATGTACATCGCTAATCGTTAAAAGAGTTTTGGTGGATTTACTCTAAAAGAAATCCACTATTTTATTAACAACAAGGAGTTTTAATTGAAAAAATTAGTATTAGCAACAGTTCTCGCAGCAGCATTCAGTTTGGCACAGGCCGGCGGTTATACATCATTGGAATATTCTAATGAAACTAATCGTGCAACAAATGCAGACAACATTAAAGAAGGTT